ACAACCCGTTGTCAATCAACGAAGACTACTTTTTCCCACAAACAGCAGAAGGGCGTGGATCTAAAGTTGAAACACTGCCTGGAGGCACAAACTTAGGAGAAATAGATGATCTCAGATATTTTACTAATAAGCTCATACGGGGTTTACGAATTCCTAGTTCATACTTACCAACCGGGGCAGATGACAGCAATGCTCAGTATAATGACGGTAGAGTAGGAACAGCATTTATCCAAGAACTACGTTTTAACACATATTGTGAAAGATTACAAAACTTACTAGTTGACGAATTTGATCAAGAATTTAAAAGATATTTGTTAGAAAAAGGCATGAACATTGATACAGCAATGTTTGATCTTAAATTTATGCCTCCGCAGAACTTTGCGGCTTACAGACAAACAGAATTAGATAATCAGCGTATTGGATCATTTGCACAAATACAAGCAGTTCCGTTCTTATCTAATAGATTTGCACTAAAAAGATTCTTAGGACTATCAGAAGAAGATATAGCAGAAAACGAAAGACTATGGGCTGAAGAAAATGATGAAAACTTAACTCCACCTCAAGGTGATGCGGCAGGAGAAATGAGAGGCGTTGGTATTAGTAGTGCAGGAATATCTGCCGATATATCCGGCGCAGAGGATCAAATTGATATAGAAAATTCAGAAGAAGGTGGAGAAGGAGCACCACCAGAAACAGCAACAGGAGCAGATGCAGGAGCAGGAGCACCTCCAGCAGGCGGCGAACCACCTCCACCGGCATAAATAATAGCATGATACTGAGAGAAATATTTTATTACGATAAAGAAACTATGGAACCTGTCGAAGATAACAGGTATGATCCTCAGTATGACGATTCTATTGTTGACTTAGATGATACCCGGCAAACACGATTGACATTACGTCAAATTAATCGTGCCAGAAAAGCAAGTGAGCTACATACTAAAGAGAAGACCAAAGACAATGATTTAGTTAGATCAATGTATGGAATAGCCGCTCAGCAACAGGCGGCCGGAGTATGATAGTTGGCAAAGCTAGACAAGCGTAAGTATACAAAACAGCAATGGCACATTATACGTGAACAACGCCGTTTTGATAAATTACAACAAAAACATAAAAAACTTTCCCAAACAGATACTACAAAAAGAAATAATCAAATTGCATTTGTTTTAGGCAATGGCTTATCAAGACAAGGCATAGATTGTCAAGAACTTAGTAAAATAGGAAAAATATACGGATGCAATGCATTGTATAGAACTTTTATGCCAGACTATCTAGTTGCAGTAGATGTAAAAATGGTTTTAGAAATTAATAAAACTGGATTTCAAAAGAAAAACGAAGTTTGGACTAATCCCAACAGAGCATATGATAGAATGCAAGGATTTAATTTTTTCTCACCATCAAAGGGTTGGAGTAGTGGACCAACAGCATTATGGTTAGCATCACAACATGGTTATGAAAAAATTTATATTTTAGGTTTTGATTTTAGAGGACTTAAAGAAGGTACAAAGTTTAATAATGTATATGCAGATACTCCAAACTATAAAAAAAGCGAAGACGGTGCTACATTTTTTGGTAACTGGTTAAGGCAAACTAAAGCTGTTGTACAAGAAAGTAAACAAATTAACTTTGTAAGGGTTATAACATCTGATAACTACAACCCCGATGAACTAAATAACTTTACAAACTACAACGTCTGCAAAGTAGACGATTTTAAAAAAATTTATGACCTATCATAGTGATTTTTACCAAATTCGCTCGTTTTCACCTATTATCTAGGTGTTTTTTTCAAATATAGTAAATATATTATATGACAGCCTTACCGAACAGGTAAATTTTAACATTTATAGGAGATTAAAATGGCAACAAACAAATTTGAAGAAATGCTTGAGCATCTCGTAAATGAGGATCGCGAAAAAGCAGAAGAACTTTTCCACGATATCGTGGTCGAGAAATCCAGAGGAATTTATGAGAACTTACTTGCTGATGAAATAAAAGAAGAGTCAGACGAGGAAGTTGATGAAAAAACTGATGATGAAGTTGAAGAAGCATCTGATGAAGAAGTAGACGAAGCGTCAAAAGACGAAGAAGTAGACGAAGCATCTAAAGATGAAGAAGTAGACGAAGCATCTAAAGACGACGAAGAGGTTAAAGAAGACTTTGATCTTGATGAGTTTGAAGTTGAAGCCGATGACGACATGGAAGGCGGAGACATGGACATGGATATGGATGCAGATGCAGATCCAGAAATGGACATGGGCGACGAAGGAGAAATGGGCGACGAAGGCGACATGGAAGATAAAATTGCAGACCTTGAAGATGAATTGGCTGATTTGAAAGCTGAATTCGATGCAATGATGGGTGACAAAGAAGGTGGCGACGAAGAAGGCGACATGGATATGGGCGGCGATGCAGAAGATGACATGGCTGGCGATATGGAAATGGAACCAGAAGAAGAGTCATTTGTCCCTGAAAAAACCGATGACGAAGTAGAGGAATCTAATTTGTCGGCGGCGGAGCAGATGAGAGAATATGTCGAAAAAGTGAATGTTTCACACAGTGACGGTGCAGATAATAAAAAATCTACTGTAGCTGGTAAAAACGACATGGGAGGAACTGCTTCTAACTTGGTACAGAGTGAAGAAGGCTCAACCAAAGGAACAGCTGGTGGACTAGCACAACCAAGCACTAAAGAAGATAGTGCAGGTAATGTTAATGTACCAGGTGGGAAAGCTGGTAAGTCAATGAAGTCTATGCCAAAAGGCCACGGAGCTGAAAAGAAAGGCTCAGGCGAATCTGGGGTTAATGACAAACCAGTCATTGGCTCTTAATTAGGACTTAGGTAGATGAACTTATTAAGAGAACATCTTTCATTCGACCAGGCAAACATTGTCGTGGAGAATGCCAATGAAGGAAAAGACCTGTTTATGAAAGGTATTTGTATTCAGGGAGGTGTTAAAAACGCAAATCAGCGTGTTTATCCTGTAAATGAAATTGGCAGGGCTGTCAAAACTCTCAGCGATCAGATAGCCGGCGGATATAGTGTACTCGGAGAAGTTGATCATCCAGAAGGACTAACTGTTAATCTGGATCGTGTGAGCCATATGATATCCGAAATGTGGATGGATGGTCCAAACGGTTACGGAAAAATGAAAATTTTACCAACCCCTATGGGAAGCCTAGTTAAAACAATGCTGGAAAGCGGAGTTAAACTTGGTGTCTCCTCTAGGGGCTCTGGTAACGTAAAAGAAGACGGATCCGGTGAAGTATCGGATTTTGAAATTATTACGGTGGATGTGGTAGCACAACCAAGTGCTCCAGGAGCATATCCTACACCAATTTATGAGCATTTAATGAATGCACGTGGAGGCTACAAGGCATACGAGTTAGCACAGGCTACAAAAGACGACCCAAAGGCACAAAAATATTTAAGAGAATCGTTGGTTAATATAATCAACCGACTCCAATAAAAGGAGAAAATACAATGTTGGATGCACTAAAAACTTTGTTTGAAAATGATGTAGTTTCCGCAGAAGTGCGTCAGGAAATCGAAGAAGCATGGAACAAGAAGATTAATGAAAATCGACTTGAAGTTACCAGCGAACTTCGTGAAGAATTTGCTAAAAAGTACGAGCATGACAAAAATGTTATGGCTGAAGCTGTAGATAAGATGGTTACAGATAGATTAGAAGCTGAGATGAAAGAATTAGCTGAAGATCGTAATCAACTTTCAACTGCAAAAGCCAAATACGGTGTAGCGATGCGTGAAAATGCAGATCTACTAAAAGGTTTTGTTATGAATCAACTTAAAGTAGAAGTAAATGAACTTCATGAAGATCAAAAAGGCATGGCTAACAAATTTAAAATGCTTGAAGATTTTGTAGTTGACTCACTTGCAAAAGAGATTGCAGAGTTCCAAACAGACAAAAAAGACCTAGCTGAAACCAAGGTAAAACTTGTACGTGAAGCTAAAGTTCATTTCAATAAGTTAAAAACTAAGTTCATTGAAAAGAGTGCGGACAAAGTATCTGGAATAGTTGATAAAGTTCTTAACAAAGAGATTCATCAGCTGAAAGAAGATATTGAAGCCGCAAGAAAGAATGATTTTGGTCGTAGACTGTTTGAAGCATTTGCCGCTGAATACGGCAACAGTTATCTTAACGAAAAGTCAGAAACGGCTAAATTGTTAAAGTTAATTGATTCGAAGGACAAGCAACTAGCAGAAGCAAAAGTAGAAGTAAGCAAAAAGTCAAAAATTGCTGAATCTAAAGATGCTGAAATTGCCAAAATGGCAGATTCTGCTATGAGAAAAGATACGGTTGCTGAGTTGATTAGTCCACTGAGCAAAGATCAAAAAGAGATTATGATCGATTTACTGGAAAGTGTTCAAACCAAGAGGTTAAAATCGGCGTTTGATAAGTACCTACCGGCAGTTATAGACGGTAAAACTCCAGAAAAGAAGGCAATTATGACAGAAGGCAAAGAAGTAACAGGCAATAGAGAAGAAAACCAAGATAGTGACACAAATCACGTTGCAGGCGGGAATGTTATTGACATTCAACGACTTGCAGGATTAAAATAAGGAGATACCAAATGTCAGAACTATTAGAAAGTCGCTGGCAGGATACCAAAACAGCACTTCTTGAAGGCCTACAAGGCACAAAGAAAAGCGTAATGGCAACCACACTTGAAAATACTAAGCAGTATTTGCAAGAGGCGGCCACAGCTGGTGCGACTTCTGCCGGTAATGTTGCAACTCTTAATAGAGTTATTCTTCCAGTTATCAGACGTGTAATGCCAACAGTGATTGCAAATGAAATTGTTGGTGTTCAGCCTATGACTGGACCAGTGGGTCAGATCCACACATTGAGAGTACGCTATGCGGACACTCAAAACGCTACAGGATCAGCTAACGATGTTACAGCTGGTGATGAAGCGTTATCACCATTCAGAATTGGTCAAGCCTATTCTGGAGACGGTACTGCAGGTAAAGCGAATACTACTGCGGCACTTGAAGGGGCGGCTGGTAACAGACTGTCAATTCAGATCCTCAAGCAAACTGTAGAAGCAAAAACCAGAAAGCTATCAGCTAGATGGACTTTTGAATCTGCTCAGGATGCACAATCACAGCACGGTATTGATGTTGAAGCTGAAATTATGGCGGCTTTAGCACAAGAAATTACTGCTGAAATTGACCAAGAGGTTCTAACAAGCCTACGTACACTAGCAGGTACAGCCGCTGAAACTTATGATCAAGCGGCAGTTTCAGGTACTGCTACTTTTGTTGGTGACGAACATGCGGCACTCGCTGTTCAAATTAACAGAGTATCAAACTTGATTGCTCAGCGTACACGTAGAGGAGCAGGAAACTTTGCAGTTGTTAGCCCATTTGCGTTAACAATCTTACAAAGTGCTACAACTTCAGCGTTCGCAAGAACAACTGAAGGTGCATTTGAAGCTCCAACAAACACTAAATTCGTTGGTACATTAAACAACGCAATGAGAGTGTATGTTGACTCATATGCAGGCGACGGTACAGGCGTATTAGTTGGTTACAAAGGTTCAAGTGAATCAGATGCGGCCGCTTTTTACTGCCCATACATTCCATTGATGTCAAGTGGCGTTGTATTAGATCCATCATCATTCGAGCCAGTCGTATCATTTATGACTAGATACGGATATGTTGAGCTATCTAACACAGCTTCATCGCTTGGTAACGCGGCAGATTACTTAGGATTAGTAGATATTACTAATGCTAACGTAAGCTTCAGCTAATATCTTTTAGCATAAATTAAAATAGGCCCTACGGGGCCTATTTTTTTGACTAAATTTCAAATGAAAAAGAAAGACTTTGTACTAGAAACAATTTATGAAAAAAAGACAGAGCACAGCACAATTTGGTTAGTGCGTATTAAATCAAAAAAATAAAATGGCATTTAAGAAAAAAGGTATAGTAAGATTACATATGGGCAAACCTGTAGCATATGCAATATTGGATGAAGAAGATTATCAACACATATATACACGTAAGGATTATATAAGAATAGGTGTAGAAACTTTATTCTTTATAGGACTAGCATATATAATTGGAGATATAGCATATATGACATGGTTTGCTGACAAATATGATATTTTTGGACAAGTTGATAAAATAATTTACATTTTACCGTAAAAAAAGGTTGACAAATAGTATTGTATTTGCTATAGTATATATATTGTTAGTAGACGACGGTTTATTAATAGCATTGTGCAAGGAAGAGGCGTTTACCAGAGCGTCGAACTTGGCTAGTTAGGGGTGGTACCCAGGTTTGGTAGTAGAAATACGCTGAGTCACATCGCTCTCCCGAGCGGAACTAGGCTCCCTGGATTTGAGAATGGCATCTCGGTCGAGGGGTTGGAGGTATAACCGAGTCCTCCCAATGCATCTTACACTTTCCCTTATTTGATAAATATAATTGTTAAAGGAGAACCTCTATAATGGAGGGGTTATGCGGTAACCCGCCGCGTAGACCTAGAACGTCAAGATAAGGAGAAAACAATGGGAAGACCAATAAACAAAGACAAAATCGGTTTTGGTACCGGACGTATTAAAGTAAGTAGACACTTTTTTACA